AACAATTAAATCGGTTGTTGTTTTATATATTGAACCGTTGGCTGGATATGGATTTAAACTGTTTGTGGTGGGATTAATTACAAGTCCTGATTGATAATATGTTATATCTGTAGGGATTTTTCCACCTTCTGTACCATTAAATTCGGATACCAACATAACTCTTATCACACCTAACTCAGAAGGTGGATCAAAACTATGGCCACCTATGGGTGAAGTTGGACCAATTGCATATGCACCAGAACCTAATGAGGAAGTAATTGATACATTTGAATATGTGTAATTGCCACCAGGATTTGTTACGATAATATCTGTAATCGCACCGTTGGCATTTACGTTGGCTGTTCCTGTTGCACCGGTACCATCTCCTGTTACTGTTATATTAATGATTGCATTTGCTGGATCATATCCAGACCCACCAGAGATAACGTTAATGACATCAATACTACCTGCGCCTGCTGTAGTTAATGTTGGATTAGGTGTATTTGCGCCTACAGGAACGGGAATCCAATTGGCATCCATAAATTTTACTGCTGAACCTGTGTCAACAGTATACATAAATTTCCATTTATAACCATCAGCACCTTGATAAATGTTGTTGGTACCGTAACTTCCTGGTTCAAAGTAAGGTTCAGATGTTGATGGATTGCCATTGGCGTTCCACAAACATTTGAATACTTGGTTGTATTGATTTATAATATAAAATTTATTAATCAAGTAACCATTAGAATCGGTTGCAAGCATGTCAATATCATCACGATAATAATTATATATTGTACCACTTGTCCAATTAATTCTTTCAATCACGGGTGAAATGTCATTTGTTGTTAATAATTTCGCAACAAATATATTTTTAAACACATTTTTAACCGACAATTGGTCTTGTGTTGGTGTTGGTGGATTGTTATTGTCTGGCCAAGAATCCACTTTTGCCAAAAAACAATATATTGAAGCAATTGGAATAGTCGGTTGATTAGGGAGAACAGAAACAGGAGAATAGTATACCTGTTCTACTTCAGATAATTTTGCCGCAGAGGTAAGAAGATTATTATTTGCCATAGTGTTTATTTATTATGATTAACCAACGCTTATTGCTGTAGTATTAAACTTTGCTTCAGCTTTTATTGCATATCTTCCAATTATTTGCATGCCGGTTGGATGCAATAAGTTTAAAAGTATGTCACGATATTTTGCAATTTCTTTTTCAACAGTAATTTGATATGTGTAATTATTATATTTCGTACTTTGTAAAACATCAAAACCACTAGGTTGACCTTGTGTATTTAAATACTGTCCACCACTAATTGTCAAACCATTTAAAAATTTTGCAGTCGCTTTTGCTGTGCCATCACCATAAGTTTTGACGCCTTGAGCACTATATGTAGGGTCATAAGCAAAATTAGCCATAGTTAATGTTATATTTGTACCGTTCACAATCAATGGTAATGCTGGATTAGGATTAGAGTTGTAGTTATAAACTCTTAAAACAAATACAGATAAAGTCGGATCATTATTAGGTATTAATAAATTTATGGATTCAACATAAGCCAAATAAGATGAATTTGTTACATTAGAACCTTGATAGATAGCATAATCTTTTTGTGGAAGATTTCCAACATTAACACCTTGTACCAAAACATCTTGAATTTTTAATGACACGTTTGGTGTTGCAATATAATCTTCACCATAATTTGATATACTGATTGTTTGTATTGCGCCAGCTCGGTCAGTAACAGCTGAGAATGTTGCACCATCACCTAAAATTCCAGGTACAAAAAGTTCAGCACCGTTAGCTTGAGTGTTTGCAGAATTTACTGATACAATTGGTAAAGCATCTGGTCTATATCCCATTCCACCCAAAATATAATTATTCGCACCACTTACATATTCAATATTTAAAATTTGGCCATTGGTATCTACTTGTATTACATTTGCATATGCACCATAACCCGAACCTCCAGAAAATACAATCTTATCGTTTGCAACATAACCTTGTCCGCCATTATTAATTTTTATTGGCGCTAAAATTCCTAATGTTTTTAAATTTGGAATAGTTTGTGTGTCATCGGGGTAAGATGAGATAGCTGACACAGATGGAATTTGTGTGATTCCACCGCCACCATTTGTTACCAAAATAGAAGAAATTGGATAAGTTGTAAATGCATCAAAACTAAATGCATCTATTAATTTTGTATTTACATTTGATACTGCAATATTAGAAAAGTGATAATTTGTATTACCAATATCAATATATCTTTTTAAATCTATAGTATCTTTAGGAATTAAAGCAACGTTAGCTTGTAGTGCTGGGTCTGGATTTAAAGAACCAACTACTGCTGTTGCACCACCGCCATTTAAAATTTGAATAATTGTATTAGGTGCTGTTGTATAACCGTAACCACCAGTTAAAACGTTGATACGACTTATCGAACCTTTTGTTGTTGTTCCTACTGTTGCTGATGCACCAATACCTGTGTTTGAATTCAAGCCACCATAAACTACAACCGGATCTCCTGGTTGATATAACGAACCACGAAAATTAGGATTAATATTAATTTGGCTAATCTGACCAACAACTTTTGCTCTAAGTGGTTGACCGTTAAACAATACAGTTTGATTTGCATTATCAACTACACGAACAAACTCGCCTGATTGAAAAAGTCTTTCAATATTTGAAATGAATACTTCTGTTTTTGTTCCAACTTTAACGGTATTTTCAACAGTAGCAATAGATTTGGTTGTTTCACCAAACAATCTATAATTTTGTATTGATAAAAAATTAGGATCAATTGTTGATAGTTTTAAACTTTTTGCAACGTACCATATACCAGCTGATGCTTTAAATACGGCATCTTTAGTATAAAATAAATCGAAATCAGAATCGTATAAAGTTCTGAATAAAAATTGATAAGAAGCTGGTGTTCCTTTTGAACCATACAATTGCCTTGCAATCTTAACTGCTTTTGCTTTATCGATCAAAGCATCTTGAGGAAAATAAGGCAAAAAATCATTTGTGAAATAATTTAAAAATTCAGTTGTTGTTGTATCAATATCGTCATATGTTAATAAATTTTTTGAACCTTCTGTAACACCATTGTTTTGTTCCATCCATTCATAATATGCTTGTAAAAACAATACAAAATTGGAATAGTCAGGATTATCCCGAACAAACGCAGGAAGTTGTGATGGTATTAATAGTGAAGTTTTTTGATTACTATTAAGCATTAATTTTTAGCCGTAACATTAACTGTGATTGCATTAGGATCAAATGGGTCAACTGTTATAACTCTATTGTAAGAAGAAGATATGATTGTTGTTGTTGGATTTACTGTAATGGTTAATTGACCTAATGGATTATCAACTTCAATAGGACCAAAAGCATTAAGTGTTACAATACCACCAGTATAATCAACTGTACCTACATTTTGATTAAAAATTGTTTTAACATTTTGTGCATTGTTATAGTAACTTCTTAATGTACCATAACGACCTTGCAATGTAACAATTGCTGCACCTAATTGGCCAGTAGTATCATTTGCTTTAGGTGTAATCGTTGCAATTGCACTTGTGTAATTATTTCCAGAAGTTAGAACATTAATTTGCCTAATTGTTCCGTTTGTATTGATGATTGCTTCTGCTGTTGCGCCTATACCATCACCTTGAATTGTAACAGTTGGTGGGTACTGATAACCAAAACCAGGATTAATAACAGAAATAGATTCTACACCACCAGTTGATGAAGGAACTTCTTCAATATAAACTCCATCAATAATATCTGCTTTATTTAATGGGTTTTGGAATTTAACGGCAGGAGAACTGCTAATGCCACTTAAAAACATTCCTTTTTTAATTGGAACATTATAATATAAATTATATGTTTCTGGTGTCGTTAAGTTTGGATAAAATTTCTTTTGTAATTGAACACTAATTTCATTTGTTACAATTGAAGGATCAACCAATTGAATAGTAGTTGTTAAATCTGGTGCTGCAAAGGTTGAATTAAATGTATTTAAATTATTTGTTGCAAAAGTATTAATTGCCGTTGTAACTGCTTGGCCAATTTGATTTGCTGTTAATAAAGTTTTCTTTGGATCATAAACAACATTTGCAACAATTTTTATGTAAGTATAATCCGGATCAACAATTGTTGGCGTAACAGTCATTACAGAAATAGGTTTAATGACTTGTTGTATTAATTTTTGTTTTTGTATATCTGTTAAAGTGTATGCGCCAGTAGGTTTAAAAGAGATAAACACTTGTCCATAAACAGGAGGACTATTTTCTTCACCACCCCAAACACTAACAGAATCAAAAGAATATCCTAATTTGTTTTGTTGAATTGCGGTAATGTAATCTTCTTTAGTTACCGCACGACCTTGTGCTGAGTAAGATTTTGGTGCTTGAAATTTAATTGAACTTATAGATTCTTTTTCACCGCCTTGTGTTGCAGATATAATAGGCGTCAAAGATGTATTTGAATAACCTGAAATAGTATCCATTAATACAAAATTATTTGCACCAGCCGCACTTGAACCATCTGTTACAACATAAAAAACGTTTATAATATTTCCGTCTGTTAATTTTTTACCTATTAAGCCATCACCAAAATAAATTTGATATGTGCCTTCTAAACTTTCTTGTAAAAAATATACAGTAGAATTTCCATCTAGTTGTAAATAACTTTGTGCTTGAGTATAAATTTGATAGTCTGAATTTGAACCTGATTGTTGAACTGAAACAGATAACGTAGTTGTATCAACATTGGTATCTGGTATTTCAAATGTATAAGTTGGATTAGTAGTTGAATCCACCAAATAACTTTGTGATGATGCAAGTCCTTGTTTGATGTCTACGTTTGTAAATGTTGCTGTATTAGAAGAAACACCTACCGTTAATGAATCGGTTGTAACAAAGTTGTAATTTATACCATCAATGGCTTCAGATAAAAATTTAGTATACTTTGGTAATGTTAATGATGCATCAGAAACACCATAAACAGTCAAATTAATTGTGGCGGTTGGAGCAATTGTAGATTTTGGTACATAATCTAATAATTTTGCGTGAGAAACAACAGAAGAACGCAATAAAGCTGAATCTAAAAACATCTCGTTTGCAACCATATTCAAATAGTATGCATTGTATTGAGTATTGTATGCTAAAATGTCCAAAAGAGTAGAAAGTGCAGAACCCTCATAGTTATAGTCTTTTAATACATCTTGAGCTTGTAAAAATGTTTTTAGATTAGTTTTAATATTATTAAAATCTAAATCTGTAATCTGAATATTAGAGTTTGCGCCCGCCATTTTATCTATTTCTCTCTAAAAGAAGTGTTATTGTTGTTGGTAATGTTGCATTTTCTATAAAAAAACTCAAATAAACATTATATGCATTTTGATCTTCATTTGGAGTCACAGTAACTTGATTTAAAGTGGCTCTTGGTTCAAAATTTTGTATAGTTGTTTTGATTTCGTTTTCTAACAATGAAGCTGTTATAGGAGTTACTAATTCAAATAACAAAGCATCTATACCTGAACCTAATTGTGGATTAAATGGTCTTTCAAAGTTATTTGTCAATAAAAGGTTACGAATAGACCTAATAACCGCCTGTTGGTCATAACTTAAAGCAACATCACCTACTACCGGTCTCTTGGTAAAGGTAAAATCTATGTCTGAGTATATCTTTTGTATGTTTGCCATTGTTTATTTATTTAGCTTTAGGAGTAAAATTGCTTTTTGGAACTTTAGCTTCGTGCAAAAAAATTTTTGGGCCGGAACGAAAAAATTCGAATTTTTCATTTTATTCAAAATTCATGTAAAGCATTGTATTACTATCACTAGTAAATGCTGATGTTGGTGGAGTTATGGTAGAATTGGTATAACCATAACGGTCTATGTTACTAACACGAATTTCATCAATATAAGCAGCACAACCACCTTGCATATTTAAGCATAACCATTGCATAGCATTTAATGGTCCGCCAGCCATTGTTATTTGGTCAAGACGTTTCACTCCATTTACCCAAGTAGAAAATTGAGAACCATTATTATTAACCACTAATGCCACATGAACCCATTGATTTATAGGAACATCTGGTGTGTTTTGGTCATTAGTAGTATAAAAACTTCCACTAACCGCCCATGCTGTCTGTTCATGTATACTGTTTTGACTAGGTGAGCCTGCATATGGGTGTACCCAAATTAAATCTGGTGCAAAAGTGGTTGGTTTAATATTGTTGCTTGTAAATGACGATGGTGTTCCACCAAACAAAGAAGTATATGCTGGACCATAATAGTTTGGTGAAGTATAAGGCTGCGTTATATAATACCAACATTCTAATGTATAAGTTCCCGATAAATTATAAAGAGAACCAGTAGAGGAAGTATTTAATGGAATAAGTACTGCTGAAGTTGATGGAAAATTTGAATCTGTGGCTAAAGATAAACTTTTTGATCCAAATTTTGACAAACTGCTGGTTAAACCTGGAAAATATGAAGTTGCAAGTTGATAATATTGTCCCGAATTTCCATAATACGCTTTTACTACTGGTCCTGATGGTGCAGAAGATTTACCGTATCCGTCTGCGGCTAGTCTAATTGCACCAGAAGCGACACCATATAAAGTTCTTACAGGAGTGGAACCTAAAGACAGTTGTGTTGTTGATGAGTTTCCTAATTCAACGTCAACATTACCACCCATCTTCATTGGTCCGCTTGCTGGCAACGTCATTTAATTTTGTCTTTCAATTCTTCAACTTCATCTGCTAGTTCATTAATTGCTTGAATAATTAAACCGGCAAGTTTTTCATAACGAACTGCTTTATAACCATCTTCTCTTACTGCAACAACTTCAGGTAAAACTTGTTCAATTTCTTGTGCAAGCACACCTGTATCATGTTTTCTAACAAAATATTTGTCCTCACCACCACGTTTTTGAATAACTTCATCTTTCCAATCAAACATTACACCACGAACTTTTCTTAGTTTATAAAGTGCAGCTTCAATTGTTTTGACGTTTTGTTTTAATCGCTCATCTGATGAATAATATGCGGTGATTTCGTTGATAGCACGAATTTCACCTGAAGTACCTGATGCTGCAGTACCAACACCCAATGAGCCTAATTGAACATTAGATGTTGTTGTATATTGTGTTCCTGTGGCGCCAGTAGCGCCTGTTGTGCCTGCACCAGTAGCACCTGTGGCACCTGTTCCTGATGGGCCTGTTGGTCCTGTTGCGCCAGTTGCACCCGTCGTGCCTGTACCAGTAGCACCAGTAGCACCTGTTCCTGATGGGCCAGTAGGTCCAGTTGGACCTGTAGCACCCGTTGCTCCCGCACCGGTAGCGCCTGTAGCACCATTTGATCCTGATGGACCTGTTGCACCAGTAGCACCATTTGTTCCTGATGGACCGGTTACACCTGTTGCACCAGTAGCACCTGTTCCTGATGGACCTGTTGGTCCTGTTGGTCCAGTAGCACCGGTTGCACCTGCGCCGGTTGCACCCGTAGCACCATTTGATCCTGCTGGGCCTGTGGCACCTGTAGCACCATTTGTTCCTGATGGTCCTGTGAGACCGGTCGCACCAGTAGCACCTGTTCCTGATGGGCCAGTAGGTCCAGTTGGACCTGTAGCACCCGTTGCTCCCGCACCGGTAGCGCCTGTAGCACCATTTGATCCTGATGGACCTGTTGCACCTGTGGATCCAGTTGCACCAGTAGTTCCTATTCCAGTTGCACCAGTTGATCCTTGGTTTCCGACAGGACCAGTTGAACCTTGTGAACCTGTGGGTCCTGTTGAACCAGTCGCACCTTGAGTACCCGCAGGACCAGTTGATCCTGTAACGCCTGTAGAACCAGTAGAACCTTGAGTTCCTGTAGTACCTGTTGATCCTATTGGGCCTGTAGCACCAGTTGATCCTTGGCTTCCTGTAGGTCCTGTAGAACCTGTAGCGCCTTGTGTTCCTGTGGGTCCTGTAGAACCGGTTGCACCCGTATTTCCTACACTACCTGTAGGACCAGTTGCACCAGTTGAACCCATAGCACCTTGAGTTCCTGTAGGTCCAGTAACGCCTGTGGCACCGGTTGAACCGGTTGCACCTTGAGTACCTGTTGGTCCTGTAGAACCGGTTACACCTTGTGGTCCTGTGGGTCCTGTTGATCCCGTAGCACCTTGTGGTCCTGTTGAGCCCGTGGCACCTTGAGTTCCTGTAGGTCCTGTAGAACCAGTTGAACCTTGGTTTCCTGTCAAGCCTGTGGCACCTGTTGCTCCTTGAATAC